GACAGGGAGTTTCCCAGTAGTTGGATTTCGTTAACTGGGAGGACGACTCATGCGTGAGTTGTTCGAATGCACCCCCGAGGATGAGGACGCCATGTTCAATTTCCTCGAGGAGTACCGTCGTGGAGATCCCCACGATCACGTTACGCCCCTTGTGGGCAATTCAGCGGTTGACCCGGATTTGGTCCGTGGTCAGCTTGTTGAATCGTTATGGAGCGCGTGTCAGATTGATGCCCAGGATTGTAGGTTGCTACGGGCGGAAGGTCTTCAGCGTAAGGGTCTCGGCGGTCACCAGAATCTCCCGTGGGATGTCAAACACCCACAGAAAGGGGAGTCCTTGCGTGACCGGCTGGAGAAGCCCTTTCGGGCTCGTGATGTTCGTATTCACGGCCCATCCGCTTCGTTTGCGACTGAGCAGGTTGCTAAGTTGTGGCCCCGGGGACGTAAAAGGCTCCGTCCAATACCAATGGATGATGCTGTGTGTATGTTCCAGGTCGACACCAACATGGGCTTCCCGCGATGTTCATCGGATCAGGAGAATCTCTACTGGTATTACCTCGAATCGAAAAGACTCGAGGAGAGGGGTTTTCCGCTTGACTGTGCAATGGACTATCCTTCGATTGCTACATCGAGGGCTGCGCCAGTCGGGTTACACCAATGGTCCGTTCGAAGAGCGCTGTCGATGTATTGCAGGGTGGTTGCCAATGCGGAGAAGGGTCTCCAAAAGGCTATGGATCGGGCTTTCCGTTCGCTTGACCAGTTTTGCGCGTGGACGAGCCAACTTCGTGTGAACGAAGTCGTGACCAACCTGTTCGACAACGCACCAGGACGAGTGTTATCGGCGGATTACACTCAGTTTGATGCCTCAGTCCCTGAGGAGGTCCTATCACGAGTCTTTTCTGTGATAGAATCCTGGTTCGTTTCTGAAGCTCGTGACCAAGTTCGCTTCGTCGCGGAAGCGTTCATGAGGTCTGGGCTCTACTTCCCGGGTGGTTACTTTCACGGAAGTGAGAGGCGGGGTGGAGTGCCTTCTGGTTCGGTACTGACGAACCAAATCGACTGTTACGCGAATATGTGGGCGCTTAACTATAGCGCTCACCGGGTAGGAGCACGCGTCCTCCGCTTGTTAACGCAAGGGGACGACGCTCTCGTATCCTTTTCAGGCCTCGATAGTGTCGGGGAGCTTTCTCGCGTAATGCTTGATGAGTTGGGAATGACGATCAAACCTGACCCTGAGAAGAACCGTTATGAGGTGGGTTCAGCGTGCTACTTGCAAATGGAGCACTATGAAAACTACCGACCTAACGGCCTTTCGGTCGGGATTCGGCCTATCTGTAGGGCGTTCATAGGGATGACCGGCCATGAACGCCGTTTGAAGGTCGGATGGAAGGGTCACTTTAACCTGTATCGTTGGCTGCAGCAGATGGAACCGTGTCGGGACCATCCAAGTTTCGACAACTTTCTGCTGTGGGCAGTGGAGGCGACTG